TGGTGATGGTCGGATCAAAGCCTGCATCAAGGCCCATTTTGCGGATGTTTCAAAAAACTGCCTGGCCGTCGTGCTCAAGGCTGCTGCAATCGCCAAAGAGTGTGCGGCCGACGTCAAACAAAATTGCGCCGGTATTAAGCCAGGAGGCGGCCGCATTGAAGCCTGCCTGAAGAGTCACCTCACTGATCTCAGCGAACCATGTAAAGAAGCGCTGGGCAAAGTTGTCGCTGGCAGCAAATAGAGGCTTGCGTCGTTTTGCGAGCGCAGAAGAGAGCGCCAGGCTCAGTAACGGCGCGGGTTGCGCCAGCAATACATATGGAAAGGTAATGCTCACACGACTTGAAGACTTTCTTCATGTAAGATGGTTGCCAATGTACGAGGGTGTTTTCAGAGGCCATTAACGTTTGTCGCAATCTGCTCCTAGTTCGAGGCCCATGTGTAAAAACGATTGACGCCGAGACTTCCAACTTACTTCCGATAACGTATATTCTCGGAAGTAATTGCATCTGCGCAAGTCTTTTGAGCAATAAGAGTCAATCACTGGCGTACAAGATATCCCAGACGTGCCCAGGGATGACGGTTCAAGGATTTCTGGCGCCGCTAAGAAACTTGGCCAGGGCGATTTTTGCCGCAAGAAAAACGGCCAGCATTGCGAGCGGCACTGTGCCACCACGGCGGTCGCGGTGAAAGCCATTGTCAAAAATTTTCCCGAGCTACGGGTCTTCAAGTAGTCGAAGCGCTTCGGTCCCGACCGGAGATCTGGGCCCATTACTGCTTTTGCATATGAGATCGCTTGGAGCCCGGAAAATAAAGAGAGGCATCGCTACTAAGCGCACGTCCACCACCAACCGGGAAGCTCGCTCTCGATCAATCGTGCGGCGGCGTCAATGGAGCGTGTAACGTTCGGAGGAGCGGAGGCCTAGCCGCCCTTTTTGTGAGAAAGCGCAGCGCGTAATCCCACCGCAGGATCGCACGCGCACTCTTTGATCCAAGTCAAAATGCACAGCCGACGAGCGCTGCTCAAACAGCAAAGCCGTCGGCGCTGCGCGCAGCCAACGGCTTTGCCTTATCCCCAGGGGTGTCGCGTGGGCACACGGCATCGATGGGTGTCGGACCGATAATCCGGAGCGGTCCTCCATCGGTCCGGCCAAAGGGAAGTATACGCCCCCCACAGCCGTGCTTAAAGCAGCGCCGGATTGAACTCGGATGTTCTTTGAGCGCCAGGGCTGCGCCAAGCGAGTGAGGGAAGCGCCCTATCCATGCTACCGTCGCCCATGCTTCCGACAGCAAGGTTGCCAGACAATCTGCCGACGCCGACGAATAGCATCGTGCTATTTGTGATGCTGGGGCTGTTCGTTTTCGGCCTAATGGCGTTCGCCAAGTTCACGCAACAGCGGGAACGAAAGCGGCGTGATTTAATTCGGGTCATTCCGCGAGATTGGGGAAATCTCGGTTCGCGCAGAAGTGTCGGGGTGTGCGCTACGAACGCTTTGTCTCCCCAATTGAACTTCAATGAAACGGTTTCAGGGGGTTAGTCTCTGCCGACAAAAATCCGGTTTCCTCGCACGGAGACCACCACAGACAGACATGTTGTTCGAGTATGCGGCGATTATTGCGCGGGAAGGCCGAGCATCTGGTGCTGCCGGGACCACTCCGCTGGCAAGTCGCTGAGGCGAGCAACGCCCATACCACAGGGAAGCTGGCCGTCGATGGCCGCTTTGACCAGATCGGGTGCGAGAAACGCAAGCGAGATGGTCATATTGATGTTTCGCGTGCTGCACTTTTCCCGCTTGGAGATGCTGTCCGCACTTGCTGTTGGATCAGCGATGAGTTCATCAAGCCAGCGGCGGCCACGGGCAATCGCGGCGACCAATCTCGCCCGCGTCTCCGAACGTATCGGGCGAGCCTGTTCGGGGCGGATCCCCTCGGGCAGAAGAATTTCCCGACGCCGCCTTGCCGGTGTCTTCCGCCAAGGGACCGCAAGAGTACTCGGTGGCTCGGCAAGATGAATGACCAATTGGTCCATCTGGACCTCAACGTGCGCGACGTGAGTAAGGATGAGACGGCGGTCGTCAATGGGCTCTGACGGTTTGAGATGATCCCGAACCGTTTTGATGACCAGCGCCTCGATCTCGCTGGCTGGTACGCGGCGCACTGACCCGGCCCGCGAAGCTCTGCCCTGAAGGAGGGCGGCAGACAGATAGTATCGGTACTTGACGTGACCTTTGCGGGCATGGCTCGGGCTCATGCGGTTGGCGCGGTCATCGAAGAGGCGGCCGATCAAGAGAGCCTCAGATTTGGTCCATGTGGCCTTATGGTTGTTGACCTGTTCATTGAGCTTGGCCTGGACAGCCTCAAAAAGATCCTGATCGAGGATGGCTGGCTGCTCACCTTTGAGGACTTCGCCTTTGAAGGCAATTTGGCCGATATAGAAGCGATTACGAAGCAGATGCGCGAGCGAACCTCGCGTAAACGGAATCCCGCCGACGGTCTCGCCTGTCTTGAGGATGCGGACCTTGGTGACAATGCCCCGCCTGCGCAGGTCAGTCATTAGCAGGTTCAGGCTGCCGAGCTCGAGATAGCTGCGGAAGATGGTCCGGACCCGCTCCGCTTCAGCTTCATTGACCGTAATCTTTCGCGCCTTCGTGTCATAGCCAAGCGGAGCCATTCCTCCAACCCATAGTCCCTTGCGCTTGGATGCCGAGATTTTGTCTCGGATGCGCTCGGAAGTCACTTCGCGCTCGAATTGGGCAAACGACAACAAGACGTTCAGCGTCAGCCGTCCCATTGAGGTCGTGGTATTGAACTGTTGGGTGACCGAGACAAACGACACATTATGCTGGTCGAATAGTTCGACGAGTTTGGCAAAATCCGCCAACGAGCGGGTCAGCCGGTCAACCTTGTAGACGACAATGACATCGATCTTGCCGGCCCGCACATCCCCTAAAAGCCGCTGCAGGGCTGGTCGATCGGTATTGCCTCCCGAAAAGCCGCCGTCGTCGTATTTGGCGCGCAGCAGGGTCCATCCGGCATGCGCTTGACTGCGGATATAGGCTTGCGCGGCATCGTACTGGGCGTCGAGCGAATTAAAGTCCTGCTCCAGCCCTTGGTCGGTCGAGACGCGGGTATAGATCGCGCAGCGAACCGTCTTTGCCGCTCCGGGGTTCATGCTGAGGACCGCTTTGAAGGCTTGTCGCGCAGGCCAAAGAACCGCGGCCCGTTCCAACGCGTCCCCGTAATCGCAAAGGCGACCTGCGATAGACTGGAATAAATCTTGCCGCTCCAGGCAAAGCCTTCGGCAAGCACTGCTACCCGTTCGAGGCGACCGTTCCATTCGCGGCCCAGGCTGGTGCCGGGTCTCACATCCGCGATATGCCGAACTAAATGCGCGGCGTTCTGCCCGGCCTTCTCGGGCGAGTCCGAGTGATCGAGCAGACGCCGGCTCGCATCATCGAGGTCACCCAACCGGTCGGCCTGAAGCCGGTAAGACAAAGTCCGAAACAGCAGATGACGGGGCAGATGAGGGGGTGGTCGCCGGCCGAATACAGTATGCCAACGGCTGCGCAGCTGAGCGATGTCGAGCTCGCGCAACCGCGCAATCTCGACATCAAGTGCTGTGCGGTCAGGCAATGCCGGACCGATCCTTACGCGCGGCATCGCAATCAGGCGGCCTGGCTGGTCCCGCCGCCTCCGGTCGCGATCTGGTAGATCCGATTGCCGTTTATCTTCTTGGAGGTGAGTTTTAGCTTTAGGCGCTTGCGCACCACGCCGGCTAGAAAGCCACGCACCGAGTGCTGCTGCCATCCTGTCGCCTTCGTGATGGCAGCGATCGTCGCACCCATCGGTGATTGCAGCATCGCGATTACGCGCGCCTGCTTCGAGCGCGCATTGGTCTTGGTGGTCTTCGGCTCGTCAGCAGACTGTAAAGCGGGCTTTGCCGCCTTCACAGACAATGGTGATTTTGCAGGTGATGGCTTCTTAACGGACTTCGACATTGAGATCCTCTATTCGGTTGATGACGGCGTCGCCGTCGCACCACCGAAGCCCCGCATCGGCCATCAGGCCGGCGGGGCAGGATCTCGAAAGCACCCTTGGCGCCCAAGTCAGATGACAGTACCGCTCCAATCCCGCCCGAATGCCAGTCCTTTCTGCAGGCCGTTATGACCCAATTAGCGACACTTGATCACAGAATACTGCGAAGGAACGCGGTTACCTACGGACGGAGGAAGACCAAGAGGCCATCAGGCAATCATCGGCATTGCCGGCAGCTGCGCTTATAGACTGCAGCTCAATGGACTATATGGTATCCCCTTCCAAAGCCAATCGGGCTTACCGATAGTCCGGTGGCATATCACCAAAACACTGCAATGGACTGCAAACTACGATTGGCATAGCAATGGAAACTTTGTGCTGACGCCGCTTCTTGATCCAGAGTAGTGCCTGTGTGATCGAATCAACCTGATCGTCATTCTTGGTGTTGGGGAAACCCAGAAGCTCAGCCTTGAGCTCGTCCAGCCAAGGTGCATTCTTGGGAATGAATACGCATCCTGACTCAAATTGGGCCGAAACCGCGGCGCAACGCGTTATCTTGTCACCTTCAGGATTTATGCCAATCACCCCAATATTATTAGCACGAAGCTCCTGAATTAAACTGGTCCCCGAACCCTTGTCTTCGATGAGCAGCGAGGACTGCGTGTATTTTGAGCGAAGCGCCAGTACGGCGGCTTTAAGGTGGGGAAAATCGGCACGCTGGCGCCAGTGATCAATTAAGTAACAATACTCGCGACGAACAAGCCACACCGTGGCAACAGAAAAATCTGCGATCTGTTCGCCCTTCATGGCGGTATCGACACTGATAACCAGTTTGTCGCCATGGGCATAGATAGGCGCGGTTTCATACTCCTTGAGCCAAGCTCGTTTGATGAGATTACCTTCGATTGGAATGGGTTCCTGCTGATACTGCGCAGAAAAGTGAAGTGCACCCATACTCTGCCTGAGGATATCG